CGCATTACATCCGGCTGGATTTTTTGGAGCAAGTCGTATTGCAGGAAATCCATCGTCTAACCCAATTTGCCAATGAGTATGAGGAGGACTTTGTAAAGGCGATTATAGGCCATTCCATGAAAACCGCCAATCTGGAACAGGCGCTGAAACAAAAAGAGCTTGACAGTCTGCTGGCGCGGGACAAGGAACTTGATGTTCTTTTTGAGCGTATCTATGAGGACAATGTGGCCGGGAAAATCAGCGACGAGCGATTTTCCCGCATGTCTCAAAAGTATGAGCAGGAGCAGAGGGAGGTCGATATGTTTTTGGAGATCGTCCGCAGATACACCAATACGCAGGAACTTACGCAGCGCATGGTAACGGAACTGATCGATCACATCGACGTATACCACGCCGTGAGGGTAAACGGCGAAATCACGCAGGAGATCAAAATCTTTTATAACTGCATCGGCGCGTTTCAGGTGCCGGAATGGAAGAACATCCCGGAATTGGAGGTCCTCATAGAAACGCGAAAAGGAGTAGCGTTAAGCTACTCCCAAAAAGCCGGATAAAAATAGAGTGTCCTTATCAGGATACTCAGATCCTATAAGGACACTCCGCATGGTCCGAGTGGCGAGACTTGAACTCTATTAAAATCCAGTATACAAGCTATTTGTTTGAATAACGCCACCAAAACGCCACACTATTTTGGCTTTCCTTGAGATTTGAGGAATGTGTTAAGCTTTTCCCCGGCACTCGTTATCATCTGCGGTTTCAGCGACATGTAAACCTCGTGTATCATTTTTACGTTCGCGTGTCCCACGAGCTGAATTGCAATTTCTTCCGGTACTTCTGCCATACAGAGCATACAAACGTATTCATGCCTGAACTGGTGGGCGCAAACGTCGGCAACCCAATCTGTTTGCTTAATTTTGACTTCTTTCCCTGTACGTGTCACTCTCTTTTTCTCACGGACAATCGGGTGGGCCATTCCATGCTTGCGCCAGAACGCGGCCCACCTACGAGAATATTGAGATTCAGTTAGCGGCATCGATGTTCCACTGAGAATGTAAGTGTCAGATGGCATATTGCGCATTGGCTCAAGTGCTTCCCTTAAAAGAGATAGCAACGGAATCTTTCGCACGCCAGCTTCGGTTTTTGTGGCGGTAACATGCGGACGGTTGTTAATGTGTTCAACCGCTCTTGTAATTATAATCTCATTGGCATCAAAGTCAATATCCTCTAATCGTATTGCGCAAGCTTCCCCACGCCGCTCTCCGGTACACAGAAATACCACGGCGGGCAACGCGTCAGGCTCCATGTGATGATCTTTTACTATTTGTACTTGGCCGTCAGTAGGGGGGAGCCGTTTTCCCTTTTTAAGGCCGCGCGGCATCTTAGTAAGTTCAGACGGATTGCAATCTCCACGCCATACAGGGCTGTCAATCCATAATTGGAATATTGCATTTATTACAGTCTTTTGATTTGATACCGTCGTATGTGCCATTCCAGACAAGGATTTTAGAAACTGTGCAATCATGTAAGGCTCTATCTCACGCATTCTTTGGTCCTTAAAATGCTCTCTGGCGCGCTTAATGGCGGGTAGGTAAGATTTCTGCGTCCCAGTTTTCATCTTATCAACGACGGCCTCATAAGCGTCAGAAACGGTTTCAAACAAAGGGCCTAAATCCTTTTCTGTTTGCTTGTTGGCAGATTCTTTTATTGCTTCGTCTCGTTTCGCCCATACCTTTTCGGGACTCACGGAAGAAAACCAACGACGTTCTCCATTAATGATTTCAGACAGTTCCCAACGCCCGTCTGATTTTTTATGCAATCCATCTGTCGCCTTATTTCTTGCCATTTTGTCCTCCTTTTCCGTGAAAGTGTAAAATCTTCACAAAGCAAATGGTAAAAATTCGTTAATGATTTTTTTATGCTGTCCAACTATAGTGGGCCAAGTAGGGCTTTATTTGTGCTATGATTATAAGACAGAATTTTGTTAACACTATCCGCAGGGGTGTTGACAATGGTACAGATATTCTTAAAGGAAGTACGAAACAGAAAAAGCATTACAACAAGAGCGTTAGCTGAAATGTCGGGAGTCAGCCGAACATATATCAATGAGATTGAAGCGGGTAGAAAAATGCCGTCAATTGAAATATTATGTAGACTTGCCGTTGCTCTTGATGTCCCACCTTGCTATTTATATCACTGTGGATGGTAAGAAAAATTTTAGTTTAATAGTTGAAATTTCAGAACGTATGTTCTATAATGGAGATGCTATCTTAGAACATGCGGATAATTAGGGGTGGAGAAATGACAGATGAAGAAATTCCAAGGATGCTGCAAAAACTTACAAGGGAACAAAAGGAAGAGTTTATTCATTATTTGGAAGCTTTGACATTGCTTCCAATTGAGCAAGCGCAATCCTTTTCTTTTCTGGACTTAAAGACTGTATCAAATCAATGATTTTTCTATCCTGCGGGCTAAGCTCGTCGCTTTTTGCGGCGGGCTTATTTTTTTGCTCGTTTCCCAAAAGGTATTCAGTCGTAACATCAAAGAACCCGGCAATTTCGTCAAGCCTTTTCATAAAGGAAGCGGAGTTTCCGCGCTTCCAGTTATCAATAGCCTTTTCTCCCATTCCGGATTGCACTCCGAATTCCTTATCAGATAAATTGCGCTTATCTTTTAATTCTCTCCAATACTTCTTTGTGCATTTTATCCAAAATATTCATTTTTGATAAGCACTCCTTTATTTAAACAACTAAATTCGTAGAAAATTAGGAAAATGCATTGACTTCCTAATAAACTACGAATATAATGACATTGTAATCAAAACAAGTACAAAAAGAACAGACCTTATGAAAATTAGTCTTTTCAAAAAGTCGGGAATTATTCTTGATTCTGAACATTTCAATAATAATCCTAAGTTTTACTTTTGTCAACGGTTTTGTTACAAAAAGTTACATTTATTTCAAAAATAGAAGAAAGGGGAATAACCATGCCACGGGAAAAAGAACTTTACCGGGATACTTTAGAGCGGATACGCAAACGCGCTGATGAAAAATATCCGGATAAGCTTATCTACAGCCAACAGGAGGCCGCTGCCATAATGGGCGTATGCACCAGAACGTTGTACCGAAAGGGGCTTGCTAATCAGATTACGGCAGAACAGTTAGCCAGAGCGTTTGCGTAAACAAAGCCCCGCCGAAGCGGGGCGCAAACCTATTCCTTGTCCAGAGACTTGAAAGTTACTATTTCGCCGTTTTCATCACGTTCGGCGGTTAAGGTAACTTCCGGTTCAATTTCCCCGGTTTTTACGTCTATCAAATGAAACTCAAGCTTTTCCACATTATCACCTCCGAGAACAGTATACCAGGGATTGAAGCGGATTGGAATAAACCACAGGTTAATTTTTATTAACCTACAGTTAAAGTTAGGGATACATAAAACAGCAGGACGTTCAAGGGGCATCCCAAAATTAATTTAGGAGCGTGTCTCTATGAACGGTCAATCAATTCTCTACTATCCCATCGGTGAAGTTGCCGAAGAAACCCCGCTACTCGAACAGATCAAGGGATTCATTGCTGACGAGGCCATGAGGCTTGTATGTGTCGGAGGGGACACCTGGTATCTTGGAAACTTAATCAACGCCTATAGGCTTGCAAAGGAGGGATACGAATGCTAAATCAGATTCTTTCGGTTAGTATCATAGCACTCTCGGTTTTGCTGGCCTTGGACACAAGGAAGAAAAGCATCAAGCTTTGTGTTTTGCAAGTCGTCGC